TACGCCGGCCGTCGCTGACTGGATGTTCGACCTTTCGCTTTGCCGGTCTGACCTTTTGTCGAACCGCCGCCCGATCCGGCGCCTGATGTGAACTTGCCGCCCTGGTCGCGGGGGTGGTCGGCTTCCTCGAAGCCGGCGTCCTCACCAAATCCCCCGGCCTCGGCGTCGTCGAATTCGGCGTCGTCATCGACCGGCTCGCCGGTGGCGATCGCCTGCGTCAGCGCCAGCGCCGCCTGCGGATAGGCGTGCGGCGGGATGTCCCAGGACGGGCGCTGTCCGAAGACATGGGCGTATTTCTCGAACAGCCAGTCGAGGTCCCACAGGCTGATGTCCTGCGCCCCGCGGGCCACATCCGGGCGTCCGGGGCCGACCGGGCGGCTGGCAGCCGGCCGCCCGGGGCCACCAGGCCGGCCCACATCCGGACGGCCTACCCCGGCGGGGTGGGGCAGGTCCGGACGTCCCGGCGGCGGCTGATTGTCGTTGTCAGGTTCGGACAGCGGATCGCCTTCAGCGGCCGGATCAGCCGGCGGCTGCGGATCTTCGCGATCAGCCAGGTCGAGCGCGGCGTACGGACTGTCTTCGTCCTGCGCGATCCGCTCGCGCTCTTCGTGCGGCGATAGCACGCCGGCCTGGATGTAGACGGCCGCGGTGTCGGCCTGCGTCTTGCGCACCGTCGCCTGCTTTTCGTCGTCGAGCGTCCAGCACGGGTTCCAGCGAAAGCCGATCTCGGGATCAACCTCGCCGAATTCGGATAGCTGGACGTATTTCAGGACGGTGTTCAGGTGATCGGCGAACAGCGCTTCCTGCTGCGCCTCGATCCACGCATAGAAGGTGCGGATTTCGCCGTCCGATGATGCGTTCAGCCCCGATGGCGTGATGCCCAGCAGCACGACAAGCGGGATGCGCGCGACCGAGGCCATCTGTTCCTGGGCCTGCGCTTGCAGGTGATCGAGGCCGCCCAGGGGTGCGCTGATGTTGAAGAAGTCGTCGGCCTCTTTGTCGATCATCATCAGGCCGCGGTTGTCGCGGAAATTGTTGAAGAACTGCGCCTTCTGAAACACCTCGTCGTCGGTCATCACCTGCATATTCGTCTTCAGCCCGGTGACCGAAAACGTGTGCAGCATGTCGCTGACGGACTGCCGGGTCCGCAGCCAGTTTTCGACATACGGGTACACGAGTTGCGACATCGACAGGCCGCCGAAGCTATAGGCCGGCTTCAGCATGTCGGGCATTTCGCGGGACACAAAGGTCAGCAACCGTGTCGCATCGATGTGCCGGCCCTGCACGAACCAGGCGCGCGGGACGAAGTAATTCGGGCGCAGCGGGTCGATGCTGTTGTAGTCGGTCGGATAGGTCCACAGCGGCTCGACGACGCGCAGGCCCTTCAGCCCGCCGCGGCTGATCTTTTCCGGTGTCGGCGTCAGCCGCGTGCGCAGTTCGTCCGGATCATCCGTGCAGCCGGTGTCGATATAGATTTGTGCTCGGCCGAACAGCCCATCCAATTCCGCGGCACGGCGGAATGCCTGCTGCACCTTCAGCCGCTTGAAGGCGAGCTCGAGCGCGCGGACCTTATCGGCCTTGCCGTCGTCGGACCCGGTGGCCTGGATCGTGATCCATTTGCGGGTCATTTCTTTCGCCAGCGTCTCGCTGATCTGCCGGTATTCGGCGCGCTGCGCGAGTTCGGCGAGGAACGGATAGCCGAACCATTGCAGCCCTTCGCCCCAGACGTTCGACGCGGACGCGTAGGCATAGAGCCCGGTCAGGGCATCGTCCTGCGCCATCGTCGCCGCCCCTTCGGGCACGACGCCGGGCGGGGGTGCTGCGATCTGCCAGGGCGTCACGGTCGGGCGCGACGGGCCGGGTGCTGTGTGCCGCATGCGGCGCGGTGCGGGCGCCGGTGCCGACGGCGGTGCGGGCGGTGCGGTACGCCCCAGCAGCAGGCTGGCCGCGGCGGTGATCGTTGCCCAGGAAATCAAAACGGCCGGCTCACAACCGGGCCGCCGTCGCGGCGCTGTGCCGCGCGCAGCAGGGCGGCATCGGAAAAGCGGCGCACGGCCGGCCGTTCGGCGAGGAAGTTGAAGGCGCGCGCGGTGCTGTCTGCATCATCGTCATGCGGCGCCTCCGGGAAGCCTTCGAGTTGCCTGATCCAGCGCTGGTTCCACGGCCCGCGCAGCACGAGCACATTGCCGGCCTCGGCCTGGGCGCTGAACGGACTGAACCGCGTTTCCTTATCGCCTGACTCGGGCGACGATTTAACGATCCAGCCGGCGAGCATCTTCGTCAGCGCGAGGACCTGTGCGACGCCGGCCTGCCCGGGATCCTTCGGCAGACTGATCGCGACCTTTTTCCCGTCCTGAGTCGCTGTGTTGTAGATCAGCCGTTCGACCTGCCCCGGGGTGCCGCGCATCCAGACATGATCGAGCACGACGTAGCGGCCGTCAGGGGTGCGGCCCATGCGCGTGCCGGTCGTCCAATCGGGGTCATTCGTGCCGTCGTCGCGCGTGCCTGCTAAATCCCAGCCGCGGACCTCGGTCATCCCGGCGGGGGCAGCATCGATGAATTCGCACCAGCCGGCCTGGAAGAAATTACCGGCGGATGCGCGGATCAGCCAGTTGCCGCCCAGCAGCCGTTCGCGCTCGACGCGTTGCAGCGCCATCAGGTTTGCGCGGTAGCCGGGATCGACCGCATTTAGCGCGGGATTATCGTCAAGGGTTGCCGCGATAAATGTCAGGCTTTTCGGCAAGCTGCCCGGATAATCGCGCCGCAGCGTGTCCGGATCATCCGCCCAGATCATTTCGTCGGATATGCGAATAAACCAGCGCAGCATGCCGCAGCGTTCGCGGATCGGCAGGCCCGTCGTCTGGTCGATCCACCATGCGATCAGTTGTGCAACCCAGCTATCGGCGTCGGCATTGCAGGATGCGCGGACATAGCCGGCGACGCCGGACATCGAGCGGTTGCGTGACAGCAGATACCAAAATTGCGTGGCGGTAAAATGCGTCAGTTCGTCGAACAGCAGCAGCGGGATTTCGCTGCCGTGCCAGTCGAGCTTGTTATTTTCGTGTTCGAGGTGCGCGAATTTGATTTTCCCGCCGTTTTTCCAGCGCCATTCGAGCGGCTGTCCGGCCGGGATGCCGCCGATCAGCGGATATAGCCGCATTGACTGATCCCACAGCCCGCCCGGGTTGCGGATCTGCACCGTCGTGCGGCGGAAGCAGACCGCGGCGAAGGCGGGGTTTGTGGTGACGTGTCGCAGCGGTTCGAGCAACAGCGCCCAGGTTTTTCCGCCGCCGGCCGCGCCGCCGAAAATCGTCAGGTCCGCGGCGTTTGCCAGAAAATCCGATTGCGGTCCGGGGTTCGGCCGGATTTCCCTAGTCATTCAGCGTCCGGCCTTCGGCGGTGTCGCCTAGGCCGATCGCATCGCCGATCGTCGCCCGGTCGCGACCGTTATCGGGCAGCACGATGACGACGCGCGAGTCGCCCGATTGCTGGATCGGGATCGGATCAGCGCCGGGCATGCCGCCGATCTGCCGCCCCTCGACGATTTTCCATTCCGGACCGCCGTGGGTGGACAGCCAGTACTTGGCCGCGTGCACATTGCCGTTCAGCGCTTGCTGCACGATCGCCGCGCCGACGGCGGCGACGACGGATTCATGGCCTTCGCGCAATTCGTCTTTGTAGGCTTTGCGCAGCGTCGTCACATCGAGGGACAGGTTGCGCGCGATGACCCGCAGCGCGGTGCCGTTGCTGCGCAGCACCTGCACGAGCCGGCGCTGTTCGGGTGTCGGGATATGCGGCGGGCGGCCGCGTCCGCGTGGGGCGTCCGACATTTAATCCGGTCCGCCCTGTATGGCGTGCGAAAAAATTAAATCTGTCCTCATGGTTTACTTCATATCGATGAGTAATTGCCTCTAGCGCACAGATCGTTTACATGAACTGTGCGTAACGCACAGAAACGATAAGGACACCGAACATGCCTAGATCTCATGAACATCCCGCCGATACTTACGAGCGCCAGCGCATTGCGGAATGCACCGCTTTTTCCGTCTGGTTTCGTAAGTCACCTTACGAGGTGATCCGCGAAGACGCGGCGACCCGCGATCAGGCGCAGCAGATCGCTGATCGGATGAACGCCGAACACGGCAAGCACGGCCGTCGCGCGATCATCTACGGCATCCATCCCCGGGGCGGTGCGATCTGCATCGGCGATGCCTATCCAACGGCAGCGCAGCGCGCGGCGCGGCCGATGAAATCCATGATCCTAGCGGCGGTCGCGGCGGCCGGCTTGCTTATCCCCGCTGCCCGGGCCGAGGTGCGCACCATCAGTCAGTACGGTGCATGGACAACCATTGCCGGCACGGTCAACGACGGCACCTGGATGTGCGGCGTCAAGGTCACCGGTCCCGACAAGGTCTTCATCGTCAAATGGTTCAAGAAAGACGACAGCCTCGTCATCCACCTGCATAAAGACAGCTGGCGCATTCCTGCCGGGACACGGCTGCACATGACGGTGCAGTTTGATCAGGACGTTCCCTGGGAGGGCATCGGAACAGCGCATCCGAACGGGGGTGGGCTTGTTGAACTCGATATCGATACGCCGCAGCGGTTTCTGACGCGCCTTGCCCAGGCGAACAGTATGGTTGTCAGCTTCCCCGACGGGACCGAAACGCCCTGGATCGCGAAGATGAGCGGGTCGCAGGTCGCGGTTTTGCGCATGCTGTCGTGCATGCGGGATAGCACGCAATTCGCGACGCAGCCTTACGGCCGACAGCCGCCCGTTGCCCCGGCTACGCCGCCGACACAGCCGTTTGCCGGATCTGCGGCCCCTAGTGCGCCGCCAACGCCGCCGTTCAGCCGCCCGGCGCCGGTGCGGACGCCAACTGACGATCGCTCGATCTAGTAACCACCAAAAAGGACACCGAACCTATGGTAAAATACCGCATTCGCGCGGCGCTGATGGCGCTGACGCTTCTGTCCGGCTGTGCGTCCTATGCGCACGACAATCTCAAACAGGATCAGGTCTGGTGCCAGCAAGGCGACAAGGTCGCGTGCGAACGCCTTCCGCAGAGACAGGCCGAGGCCAATCTAGAAACGGCGAAAAACAACGAAACCGCTGGGAATGTCGCGCTCGGGTTGCTGCTGCTCCCGATACTGGCGCTGGCCGTCGTAGCGGCGGCGCAACCGCCGCAGCCGGACGTCGTCGTCATCTGCCGCTGGAGGTGCTGACCATGCAAACAACTGTTCAACCGCGCGACGGCGGGACGCCGTTCGAGGTGCGCGTGACCGCCAATCCCGGCGGGTCAGGCTGGGACGTCGTGCTGTTCATCGACCACACGGGCGATCGGCGCACCGATCGCAGCGGCTGGATGCTGGAACTTGCGGTCTTCCCCGATGTGACGGCCGACGGGCTGTTCGCAGTCACCGGTCAGATCACGTCGCGGCCCGGCGGCGACGCGCTGGCGATTTTCGCCAGCTACCCCGACAGCTTCGAGGTCACCAACAACACCGGCGGCCGGATGCACACCGTGACCGCCGACGAAAGGACACCGATATGATGTGCCCATGGCAGAGCTTGGCCGGTCTTCTATTCCGGCTACACGTCAGTATCGTTGCGCGTCTGGTCAAGGGGGCGCGGACATGAAATCGGAACAGGCGATCGGCGCCTTGCGGGCCGCAATGCGGCTGCAACAGGCGATTGTAGAGGTGATCGAACTAGGCGGCCGGCGGAAGCTGTCCGATGGCAATGTCGTCGCGACGGCAAGCCTGATGGAACATGACGTCGCGGTCGTGCAGCGCTTCATCGCCGCACTGAGGGAGGGATGATGATGCCGACGTACGTCTTCCGCAACCGGGTGACAGGCGAGACGCGGCAGGCGACAGCCGATGCGCAGAACCCCGCGCGCCGGATGATCCCGGGCATTTTCCATGACCCGAACTGGACTGCCTGGGAATGCTGGGACGGATCCGAATGCATCTGGCATTTCGACACCAGCGGCGAGGTGCATAGCGGGCCGCGGCCGCAGGCTAGCCCCTGATGCCGGCACCTGATGCCGTTCACAACGAGCGGGTGAAGCTGACCGCGAACCTGTTCAACACGATGGCGAACTCCTGCTTTGCCGTAGGAGTCGTCGCCCCGCTGGCCGCGGCTGTCTTTTACAGCCCGGCGGCGGTGCCGATGCGGGCGGCCGTCGTTGGTGCCGCCACATGGCTTTTCGCGGCGACGGTGCTACACTTCGGCGCGCAACACTTGATCGGAAAACTGCGCATATGACCGATCTTCAGATGTTCGCCTTCGTCTATCTGCCGCTTGGCATCGCCGCCCTCGCCGCGATCGGTGCCTGGGCCGCTGGGCGCTTCTTCCGGTGACCGCGGATCAGGTTCTGACCTGGATCATCTGGCCGATCTTCGCCGCCGGCTTGTTCGGCGGGGTCGTCCTCTGGCTGAACTGGCGGGGATGACGTCTGACCTCCGGTCTGACTTCCTCGCTTCGTGAGTTGCGCGGCGGCGCCGCGGCGGCGTCCTGTGTCCGTCTCTGCGAGGCCGCGCGGGGGACTCAGAACCTCAGCCAATAGAACAGGCCCCAGGGGGGCAACACGGCGGCCGGGGTCATGCCCCGGCCGATTTGCTATCCGGGGCGTCGCCGAATTCCACCGCACCGCAGGCTGCCGTTGCCGCTTTCGGGTCGCCCTTGACGAATACCAGCACCGACTGATGCGTGCGTCCAAGCTTGCGGGCGGCGGTGAACTGCCGGCCGACGCGGATCGGCAGGCTGCCGACGGCGGTGACCAGGATCGCGTCGTTGTAGAGCTTCAGGCCGGCCGCTTCGAACGCCTCGATCGTCAGGCCGGGCAGGTTGCGGCACATGCCCCGATCGTCGCGCACTTCGCCCACGGTAATCGCGGCGAACCGGTCCGGCTTCAGCCGCGCGCAGGCTGCGGCGATGATCTGCCGATAGGCGTCAGTAAAGTCCGGGTCTGACATTGCCGACAGATCGGCCGGATGGTCGCTGTAGACTTCGAGGTCCGCGTAGGGCGGGCAGGTCCAGATGAAGTCGGCTTCGAAATCCGCCGGCAGGAGATCGGCGATCGCACGTGAGTCTCCTTCGATCCAGACCGGATCGGGCCGCGCGGGCGGTGTGGACTCTGGTATCGTCCCCGCCTGCGACCGCGGCACCGGCTTGAGCGAGCGATCGGCCCAGCCGTGTTCGCGGCGGACGGCTTCGGCGATATCGGGCGGGACGTCGAAATAGCTGTCGCGCCCGGCGGTGACCTCGGCATGCACCCGCTCGAATTCGGCATCGCCGAACAGCGTGCGCAGGTTGTCGGCGATCGCATCGATCAGCATCGGCCCCTGGCCGTAATTGCCGCGGCAGACCGACGTCGGCAGCCGGGTCCGATGATGCAGCACGATCGAGCCCTTATCGTCGTGGGCCACCAGCGGATAGAGCAGGCAGGTTACCGGCTTGTCGTCCGGGGACAGGGTGCAGCCGGACGGTCCGAGGTTGCCGCAGACATCGCCGTAGGCGCGCGCCGGCCAGTAACTACGGGACGGCCCGGCGCGGCAGCAACCGCCGCCGCAGCGGGCCTGGATGCCGGACAGGGTGCAGTCATGGCGGGCGGTCATCGTCTTTGCGCCGACGCGCCAGCGCAGGGCAGGCCCGGCCGACGGTGCCACGACTGAAGTCGACGCCGGCCGGGACGCCAGTCTGGACGTGGCGCGCACACCAACGATCCAGAGCAGATCGCCCGGTTCAAGAAAGTCGATGCACTTCGCTTCGTAGTGGGGGTCGAGGTCGAGATGTCCGAACGCTGTTTGCGCGGCCGGCTCGTGATAGTCCGACCCGGACGGGATCAGCGTCATGCGGTCGCGCCAGTCCTGCGGCGCATG